GTGGTTTTCCAATCGCCAAATTAGATAAATACACACAATTACTCGATTCTCACAACTTAAAATATAAATTAGTTCCTATTCATGCATCTTCTAATCAAAATACTTCTTACAATAATATTATTAAAAAGATAGAAAACATCGATTTGAATAATACAACTTGTAAAGAGGCTTTTGATATACTATATAATATACAACAAAAATTAAAAAATATACAATAAAGAGGAGCTTTTTTCTCCTCTCATAATTATTTTAATTTCTTATTTACTAGTGCTTGTATTGCATTATAATCATATCCTGCAGCTTGAAGTTTTGATTTTCTATCTGTACCATTTCCCCATTTTCCTTGGATAACCTCATTTGCAATAGTTTCATTTGATTTTTTATTTGATACAAATTTTGCACCTAATATTTCATTAACTCTATTTTGCACTGCATTTCCATCATATCCTGCATTTGCTAATCTATTAAATCTATCTTGTCCATTTCCCCACTTACCTTCTATTACTTCTCTTGCAACTTCATCAATAGATTTTAAAGCAGGTTTACTTGATGCTGTTTTTCCAGATAATTTTTGATTTACAATACTTTGAATAGCATTATAATCATATCCTGCATTTTGTAGAGCTGTTTTTCTAGTATTACCGTTTCCCCACTTTCCTGCAATTATTTCATCAGCAATTTGCTCATTTGATTTTTTTAAAGATGGTTCTGCAGGTTTAGATGATGTTTGATTTCCATCTAATATTGCATTTACTGTATCAGCTAATTCTTTGAATCTGCTTTGTAAATAAGCGCCGAGGACAACTTGTGTTGGCGAACATATTGTGTCTTGTTAATGAGCCATTTGGTGTTCCATCATATACTAATCTAAAATTATGCCTTCTACAAACATCTACTGCTAAATTTACTAATGAATTCCATGCTTTATCTGATATTCTCCATTGACCTCCAATTTCACAATTTGATACTTCTACAGTAATAGCTTGATTATCATTAGATCTTGAACTTGATGTGTAAGCTCTATCTTCCTCATATACATTACATACTATATCTCCTTCGTTACCTATACAGTAATTAGCTGAAGCATATCTATCTGGTTTTTGAAAAATATTAACTGCACATTGTTTTGCTGTCAGTATTCCTGCCATAATATGCGGAGTAAATTTACAAATTTTATATCCGTTTCTTCCTTTTTGATAATTGTTAGAATTAGCAATATAAGCACCTTGTGCTAAGCTTGACATTGTTCCCATTATTCTTCCCCCTCCTCTTTGCCATTTGATAATTCTTCTTCCATTTCTGGTGTTAGTGTGATTTTTTCATTTTCCTCCATAATGAAGACCTCCTTTTTTAATAATAAAAACCAGAAGATTTTTTAATTTCCTTCTGGTTTCTTTAAAAAATAAGAATTTAATTCTTATTTTGTTTTTGTTGCATCATATATTCCTCCTGCTGCAGTAGCAGAAAAAATACATAATATCAATGCATATAAAATATTAGTATTTAAGCCTGTTGCAAATACTAATATTCCAGCGATAATGCCTATTATTATATTTTGATATGGTATATAATCTTGTGTTGCCCAATTAAATTTTTTTGCTAATGTACCAAACACAGCGGTTACTAAAGCTGTAGCAACTGCTATTATAATATCTACTGTTAATTCCATAGTATCTTCCTCCTTTCTAATTTTTACTAACCATTTTTTCTAGGTTTTCTTCAATATAAAATTTTAATTTTAAAATTTCGTTCATTTCATCTGAAGAAAAATTCACACAATTAGTATTACAATATTGCAATGCTAAAAATCCTATTGGCTCTCCTAACTTATTATTTAAAATAATGTCAAAAAAAGAAGCTACCCCTTGTCCTTTTTTTAATTCATAAGTTGCTGGCATAACTTCTTTTATTTCTTCTAAATCATTTATTTTCATTTGTTTACAATTTAACAGAGTTTGGAACTGATTGAAGTTCTTTTCTATAACCTTCAACACCTGCTCTTATAACCTCAAATGTACATGAGGTCTTTAATGCACTTCTCCCATTTGCATAATGTCCGACCGGTTATGGAAGTCATAAACTTGTACTCTATCAGCCTTCGCATATTCTTTCAATTTTTCCATTTTGTTTGTTATTTCCATATCAATTGTTACTTGCTTTTGTATTTTTCTCGGCAAAGTTTCTTCTATTTCCTTTTTCGATTTTATTATAGCTATAATTAATGCAGTTATTGAAACAATAAGTGGAGTCAATTTAGTTATGAAATTCGTTAGAAACTCCATTGTTATTCCTCCTTATTAGCTTTATCTTTTGTTGGCCATATAACATTGTATGGAAAGCCCTCTTGTTTTGTAATATCTCTTAATTCTTGTCTATACTTTGCCATATTGCCATTGACAATATTTGAAAAGCCATCAAAAAATTGTTTTAAGCTAGATATAATATTCGTCATAGATAAATCTTTTGGAAAATTTAGACCTAATCTGTCTATACACATTTCTTTGTCTGTTTCTTTTAATAGTTCATTTCTTTTACTTCGAATTTCTGTTGCTAATATTTTATATTCATTCTTTTTTGCCCTTTCCAAATATAAATTAAAATGAGTTTTAATTTCATTTTCTATATTTTCATAATAACAAATATTTAATCTATAAAAGTCAAATATATATCTTGTTATATCATCTTCTATTATTTCTTGAATATTATCACATATTACAATATCACATCTATCATTTTGTATATTTTCTATTTCAATATCTTTAGGTTTTACATTGCTTTCTGCTTTCATTTTTCACAACCTCCTTACATTTTTTTAAATTAACATATTTTTCAATATATTTTTTTCTAATCTTATAACTATTACTATGTTTTATCCAGCCTGTATAGCTTAAAATTGCATGTGCATCTTTACTATTTAATTTACCTTTTTTATATACTTTTCTTACTCTTCTTCTAATTCTTAAAAAATTACTACTTCTTAAAGTTGTATATCCACGATAAAATCTATATCCGTAAAAAGTCAATAGGTCTAGAATCTGTTTTAAATAATTGCCAATTTTCTTTTAATTTCAAATTTTCTTTCTGTAAATATAATTCTATTTCATTTTTTGCTTTTCTTAATTCCTTTTTATTTCTGTGAAAAAGTAACATATCATCCATATAACGAATATAGTATGGAATCTTTAATTTTTCTTTAACATAATGATCAAAATCTTCCAAAAAGAAATTTGCGAACCATTGTGATGTAAAATTACCTATAGGTAATCCTACATCAGAACTATCTATTATTTTGTCTATTAAATTTAATGTTTCTCTTTCTTTTATTTTTCTTCTGAATTTTCTTTTTAATATTTCCTTATCTACAGATGGATAAAATTTTTTTATATCTAACTTTAAGCAATATTTTGTATTTTTTCTATCCTTAACTATTATTTTTTCAATATATTTTGTTGCATGTAATAATCCTCTTCCTTTTATAGATGCACAATTATAATAATACATTCCTTTCATCAATATATCTTCTAATTGAAGCATTAATGCCCAATGTACTACTTGATCTGGATAAAATCGTGGTTTATATATTATTCTTTCTTTTTTCCTTACTCCATCCATTATTTTCATCTTTTCATATGGACTTGGATTAAATGTCTTATTCTTTAGTATTATATATATTTCATCTGTAGCTTTTGTTATATTTTCAATTACATTTTGCACATTTCTTCTCTTTCTTTTCCTTTTTGCTGTATTCAGAATAGCTTTTCTGATATTATTTTTATCAATTATTTTTTCATATAAATTTCCAACTCTTTTCATCTTCTTATCTCTTTCTTATTTTGTCTACCGATTTTTCGCTCAAAAGGAGCTACTAGACCAGTCCAGATCGACTAATTTTTGCCAAGTGGCAAGGAAGATGATGTGCATTGTAAAATAAGAAGGCGAGCCCCAATGTTCCAATTGCTATTCGAAGAAGAATTGTTGAAATTCCAGTAGAACAGACCATCTTTCGCCCCATTGTTGAAGTTACCACCAACATGGGCGACCCTAAAGAAAGTAGCAACACCCTGGCTCGAGACACACCAAATCCCATTACCAAAAGTATACTACTTTTTTATTATAATTTTAACTATGCTAAGCTCAACTTATTTTTACTGGGGGCTGGTTGCCCCCAAGACCCCCACTTTACTGGTGTTTAAGAAGGCGAGCCCCAATGCTCCAATAGCCATCCGAAGAAGAATTGCCGAAATACCAGTAGAACAGACCATCTTTCGCCCCACTGCTGAAGTAACCACCAACACGGGCGACCCTATTTCCATTATTTTTGCTATAGCAATAATCACAATATCCGTTATTTGAACTTGCTCCCAATTCTGTTGGTAAAACAATTAATGGATTGTTTTTATCAAATCCCATTACTTTTATATATCCTTCCGCTTCATTTGGATTTGCATATCCTAATTTATTGAAATTATTATCAAATATATCTGGAGCATAACTATTTGGATCATAACTTACATATGTTTGATAATCTTTAATATTTAATCTTTCAATAAATTTAAACATATTACTATGAATTTGTTCTTTTCCTCTGTATATTACAGAATGTCTACCATCATTTACTAAACATCCAGATTTCATTCCTAGCAAGTCACAATCTCCAGTTTTTTGAGCAGATCCCCATATATCATTTCCTACTTCAATATTTACAGGAGCTCCATCAAAATAAATCGCATAGCCTGAAATACTATCTTTATAATAACTTTCGATTGAAGTAACAGTTCTATCTTTAGCCACTGCACTATTCCATGCAGCAGTAGTTCCAATGCATATGCTTCTTCCTACTGGGAATGTTGAAGCATTGTCAACTATAATTCTATTTACATTTGCTTCTGAAACTAGAGCTTTCTTTTCTGACCATTCTGAAACTCCTCTTCCCAATGCTGCTTGTGAATTGTTATCTGCATATTCTACAAGATATAATGTTTCGTCTACGAATCTTCTCCAATCTTCAATGCAAAAATCTTCTCCTAGGCTTCTAGCGTATTCTTCAAATTGTTTTATATTAGCATTATATTTTGGAAATACCCCACTTCTAGAATGTCCAATATTATTTTCATCAACATACATTTCATATCTACCATCCATATATGGTTCAATTTTTATGAAATCTTGTAACTCAAAATCTGCTATCATCCTATATTCATAGAACCCATCCTCTTCTTGAATCGGTAATATTCTCTTTATCCACATTTTAGGTTTTTTGGTTAAAACTTCTCCATTGCTACCATCAAATTTAAAGTTTTCATCTCCATAATATGCTACTATTTTTTTGTTTTCAACATCATAATTGACTGTTATAATTTCATTCCATGGATAAAGGTTATCATAATCATTTCTTACATTGCTATCTGTTCCTTTTTGGGCTTGAGCAATCAAACCTTGATTATCATATATTTTCATCCAAGTTGTTGCTGTATTGATATTTCCGTTTAAATCAGTTATTTTTCTCTTAATTCCGTATATATGTCCTCTATTTGTCACATTAGCTAATACTGTTTGAACTTCTGCTACTAGATTCTGGTATTCCTCTAAAATATCTTCGGCCTTTTCTTGAAGTTCCGTTACTACTTTTTCCATTTTTTCTATGTAATTTATCGTATTATCTGGGTGTATATTCTCTTTACTTGTCTTTTCAATTTGTACAATTAATTGAAAAGATGATAGTACTTCTGTTGATTGTTTAATTTCTACCTCCATTTTTGCTTTTCCAACTTCTTAAACAATCTTCATTTAGATCTACAATTATATTTTGTTGTAAATCTATTATTGCATCTTGTATAATTATTTGTCCATTAGGTTTAGTAAATATAATATCTACATTATGATTTATTAATGGAATTATTTTACTATCATCTAAAACCTTTAATATTAATCTTGTAGTATCCATTTGTTTTAATTTTATTTCATTATATTCACTGTTTTTTACATCGATTGTTAATTTCTCGATTCTTTTCAATTTAATTCACTCCTATCTTACTTTGAGGCAAGCTCATTTAATTTTTTAACAATATCTATAAATTTTCCAGAATTACTATCAAGTGCATATATTACTCCATTTACTTGCAATGCACCTCCCAAATCATTATTGTATTTTTGTTTTATTGCCAAGCCTTTCTTTGCTATTGCCAAACCTGGAGTACCACTTGGTAAGGTTATATCTACTGCTTTCGTAACAAGTTTATCAGACATTTGTAATCTAATATTATATGCATTAGCTACATTAAATCCATCTGTTCCTAAATCTCCATTTATTAGCATACTGCCACTAAATTTTCCACTGTTTGCAGAATAACTTAATTTTGTTGTTCCTGTAGTCCAATTATTTGATGATACTAATTTATATTGGTATATGCATTTTGAGATTGCATTTGTAACTGCCCCAAAACTATTATTCCAATATGTACCTTGGAATTCTAATAATACTGCAGATCCAACACCATTTTGTTGCCTTGTAGCCATCAATTTTGTTATTGCTAAATCAGAATAATTTTTATATGTTGCTGTTTTTGATTTTGATGTAGAATTCCCCCTACTATCAGTAGCATATACTGTTATTGTAGAGCTATCTGCCTTATTAATAGAAAGTTCTACATCTGCAGAACCACTATAATCTTTCGAAATGTTTTTAGTACCACATGCTAACTTATAACTTTTCATTGTTGCACTATTTTTAGGTATTGCTTTATTTTTAGTCGATATTGTGGCTTTTACATTAGAATAATTATTGACTATTATTTGATTATTTCCAGTCAATGCAATAGTTGTTGCATTAGTATCTTGATATGTAAATTCTGAAAAAGCAGGATTACTATTTGTAACTTTAAATGTACAATCTTTATAATTAGTATAACTTTTGCCATTTATTGTAGTTGTTAAAACATATCTCAACTTTATGGTATTACTATTAGGTATTAATGCATATATTTTAGAGGCTGTTGGGGTAATTGATTTTGATGTTCCTGTTACTTTCCCTACATCATATACTAATGTTGTTGCATCAGTTTTATAAAGTTTTAATGATGTTGTTGCACCACTTGGATTCGTCCATTTTATTGTATGAGCACTTCCTATATTTACATCTGGAGCTTCTGTTAGTTTTGCAATATCTTTAGTCGTAAATGATATTTGACCTGTATATGTCCATAAATTTCCTGCATATTGTATTCTTGTTTCAATTTTGTAGCTAGTATTTGGAGATAAATTTCCAACTTGATATACAATGTCATTTTCAGAACTATTCCATGCACCTGATACTACTGATAAATTAGTCCAAGCTCCTCCATTCAAGCTATATTGTGCTGAACTAATTGTTCGATCTGGTCTATATAATATTTGTACTGTATTTGGTGAAGTAGCATGTACCCAATGTTTACTAAAATAAGCATATCTAGGTATTGTTGGTAATGCCCAACTTCCGCTTCCTCTACAATTAACAGCTACTGTGTAAATACCCGCCTCAGCACTTGCACTAAAAGTTTTATTTCCATTACCATCATGATATAATCTTTTTGTTCCACTAGCTACTGTTGTTCCATTGTAAAGATTAAATCTTGTAGAATTAAAATAAACTTGTTCTCCATCAATTATAACTTTTACATTTCCAGTGGTATACCATTTAGTCGTACTTCCTCCAGCACCTACTAACTTCCATCCTATATCGGTATAATTTCCATTTACGTCTTGATTATTAACCCACCAACTAAATGTTAAATAACGAACACTATATGAATTGGTATTAAAACTTCCACTATTCGCCATTTCTTGTTACTCCTTTCATTTACACAACAGAAAACCACACTTGATTATCAACATTATTTATAACACATCCACATATCTCTGCTAATTCTTTTACTTTTAATTCTTTTGTTAATGTTCCTTTATCTGTCTGTTCTGATACCACCTCTCCAGTAGTTTTATTGTATGTTCTATTTCCATCTGCATCTATTCTTGTGTATGTATTTGTTGATGAACTTTCTACTTGTATTCCTTTTCCTATTTTTACTGTATCGCTTGTTGTTTCATTTTGGTTTTGTGTCCAAGTTTGCTTTTTATTTCCTAGAATAACTAATAAGTCAGTTATCCAGCATGAATTAATAGTATCCGTTTCGAATTCAATTTTAATAGTATGATTTGTTACTTCAATATTTTTTTCAAATTCATAAATATCACTAGATGTTAGTTCATATACAGTATCATTTATTTTTATCTTACATGTGGCAGCACTTTTTATTTTTTTATATATAAAACTTACATTATATGTACCATTTTTTACTTGTATCTCTTGACTTATAACAGCATTTTGCAAATATAATGCATTTCCTGATATTGAATTGTTTTTTATTTCTGTCGAATTAGTTGTCACTATATTTCCTGTCCAATAATCATCATCAAAATATCCTACACTATTTCGTAGCAAATTTGCTCCACCTGTATTTGTCAATGTATTAGTTAATCCATCTAATTGTATTTTTAATTCATCATGTTTTTTTTGTAATTCTTCTAATGTATCGTTTGTATCTTTTATATTGTTTGATACTACAATTGAAATTTGTTCAAATAATCCTTCTATTCTATCTACAGACATTACTCCTGTTGTTATAAAATTTGCATTAATTTGTCCATCCATTGTTATTGCTGTTTCAAACGGACCTTCATATCCATTTGAACTAAATCCAATACCTCCAAGTCCAAACCTCCATACATTCTTTGCTTTTTCCCTTGGTAATGCGTCTAATATTAAAATTTCATTTTCATCAATATATACATATCCTGTTTTATTTAATGTATTAATTATATTGGTTTGCTTGTTTATGATAACCTCTTGTTTTGTAAATTGTTCTGCAAGATTTTTTACATTTTCTTTAATATTGTCAAACTTACTTTTAACATCTCTTGTATAATTTCCGAAGATTAGTAATTCAATTTTTTCAGTTAATATATTGTGTTCATATTCTAATACTTCTGTTTGTATCATAACTAACGGATGCTTAACATGAATTATATCTCCTATTTCCATATTTTGATTTATATTAGATGTTATTTCATATGATACTTTAGGATATCTATTATTTTCTAAATACCTAATTGCATTTTCTCTTAATTCTTCAATTAATTTATCTTCAGTTTTCTCTTCATCTTCTATTTCAGTTTCAAAATCTATTGTTTTTGTATATGGCACTTCATATTTTATATCACTTTCTAGATATTCCTCTGGTAAAGTAACTCCATCATATCCTACTGGGCAAACTTTAGTACAAACATTTGACCAATCTTCAAATATTTGTATTCCTTGCATATTTTTTCCATAAGATATTATTTCTCCATTATCATTCCCTACTTTATTTAAAAATCTAATATCCCAATTATCTGCATCAAATACTCCATTCCATCTTTCTTCGACTATTGTCCATGCTTCTAATAAATTTTTTCTAACAAAGTAAGCTGTTGAAATATTTTCTACATTTGAAAAAATTTTAAAAGGACTAGTATTATCTGTTCTTTCATTTATATAAGATAATGCGTTTTGCCCATTTTGATTTGTTGGTCTTACATCAAATAAATGATATCTTTTTGCATCAAACATCACATGATTAGCTGTAAAAGTGATAGTTCTATTTGTTTTTTTAGGATTTTCAATTCTAAAAGCCTGTGGTCTTACTTTTGATTTTGTTTTTACAACACATAACTTATCTGCTAAAATATAATCCGCATATTTTATATCTACTTCTACATCTATGTACCATCCATTTAATGACTTCTTTTTTCTTTCTTTACATCTCAAAGGTTTGATAACTATATTTCCATTTGTATTAAAATCTCTATCATTTTCATTAAAGATTTTTATCATAGCCATCTATCCTTTCTTTTTATAAATATTCGGGCATCTCCAGAATGAACAATTATTTTATTTTCTCCTGGTTTTATAGTAGGAAATTTATAACCAATTTCTATTTGTCTATTTCTATTATTTTTTTCATATTCTACAATTTGTTCTTCACAATCAATATCGACATATTCTTCATTATTAAAATTATATATAAATCTTACATCATTAATTGTTATATCTATCTTATCTAATTTATTTCTTTTTAGTTTTATGATTGGCTCAGCATATATATTTCCTTCATTTAATATAATATTAGTTACCTCAATAAAGTCATCTCGTTTTTTGTTCCAAAAAGGATCTCTAATGAAAGTCACATCTGCTATTTTTATATTTGCTGTTCTTATAGGTTCTATCTCATTATAAAATCTTGCCTTTGTTATTCTGCCTTTATATTCTAATATTCCTACTCCATTCAGCCACCCTAATATTTTATCTAATTTATCCAAATTTAATATTTGTACTTTCATAGGTCTTTCTATTACTGTATAGCCCTGCTCTTCAAATAAAGCTCCATTTCTTCCTTCTATTTCAGACCTTACATATCTTTGACTTGCTTTTCCTAAAAAGTGTTCTTCTTCTTCAATTATTACTTCCATATCTGTACTTGATATATTGTTAAAAATAAACATTACATTACCTCCATAAGTCTGTTATCAATAAAACTAATAAATCCGTCTTTATCTATTTGCATTTTACAAGAGTTTAATGCTTTTAAGAAAATTTTAAATAATTTCTCATAGTCTATAAATTCAGTATTGCTTATTTTCCTGCTATCATTTTTACTTTTATAATTTTTTTCCATGTCTATTTCTTTTACATTTCCAAATGCTTTATTTACATTTTCAGCAACATTTAGTGCTTTATTATATAAATTCTTTTCTTCATCTTCTAATCCTAATTCTGAACCTTGCATTAATTGTTGAAATATTTTTCTTGTTTTTCTTGATGGTGAGTGAATATCAAATGATTTTTTTAATCTAGAAAGTATACCATTAGCAATACTTGTAGCTTTACTAAATAATGATGGCTCTTTTTTTTGCATTTCTGTAAGCATAGGATCCATTGCATTTTTCATTGCCTCTTTTGTCTTTTTAGGCATACTATCGTAACTTTCCATTATGCCATCTACCATTTCTTTTGTTTCATCATTTATATTTCCACCATATAACTCTGTTTGAGCCACTTGAGCTAACCAAATACCAAGTTCTTTAGCTTGTTCATCAGACATATTTTTATACATTTCTTTCCAAGTTTCATTTTGATGAAATGCATATGTTTGATTCTCTCCTTGTAAAGCTTGATATGTATTTGTAACATACCATAATTCGCCATTTTTTATTTGCTCTATCTTTTTTGTATGTGCTTCTTCTAATGATTGTTGCTTTTGCATATATTCTTTTAGAGTATTATAAAAACTATCATTCTGTTCACTTCTTTGTAAATATCCATTTGCATATACTTCACTAACTTTTGCTACTTCCTGAGTTGCAGCATCTATTTTCGCTTGTTTTTGTTCCATTATTGTTGCATATTCCTTTTGATATGCCTCACTCTGTCTTTCTTCTTCAGTAGTATATCTTTGATTTAATAATGCAACTTCTTCAATTGTTCCTTGTTCTATTAAAGCAACAGTTGCATTTTTTTGTTCTGTGGCTGTTTTTATCCATTCTTGAGATTGTAATTTGTATTGTTCTAGAGTACCCTGAAAAGTTTGTGCATTTGTTGTTGCTTGTTGTGTTATAGCTGTTGCTATTTCACTTTGGATTTGTATTTCTCTATTCTTCAATTCTCTTAATTGGGTAAAATATTCATTTAATTGAGTTATTTCTTCTTGGGTGTACCCTCTTCTTTCATCAGAAGCTGTTTTACAAATACTAGTTATTCCTTGTTGAATTTCATTCATATTTTGTTTTAAAGCTTGTTGTTCTTCAGCTGTTGCAAATAAAGTAGTATTAAAATTACTTAAATGAGATTTGGCATTATCTATTCCTGTTATAAAGTCAGAAGCACTATTTCCCATAGATTCAAAATCTTTTTGTACTTCTTTATTTGCATTATTAGTTGCAACTATTATTCCTGTAATTGCTACACCTATTGCTGCACAAGCAAGTCCTACTGGACTTGTCATTCCTTGAATAATATTTAATAATCCTGTCATAGCACTTCCTGACGCTTCAGCTTTTGTTATCAATAATCCTAATCCTTCTCTAAAATTACCATAAGCCGTAATTAATTGACCCACCCCTGTTGTCATTTTCCCTATTGTACTAATTACTGGTGATAACGCTGTTACTAGTAATGCTAAATTTACAATCATTTGTACTTGGTCATCATTTAATTGGTCAAATCTATTTGCCCATTCTCCTACTCTTTCTAATACTTTTTCTATTGCTGGCATCAGTTTATTTCCTAATGTTACACCTATATCTTGTATTTTATTTAGTGCAATTGTCATTTTGCTCTGTAGTGTTTCATATCTTTTATCAGCTTCATTAGATAATGCATTATTTTCTTCCCATGATTTATTTGCTAATTCTATAGCATCATTCATTACATCGCTTGAATTTGCAAGAGAAAGTATGGTATTGCTTAATCTAACTTCAGTTAATCCCATATCATCTAAAATAGCAATTGCTGATTTTCCATTTCTTTTTGTATCATTTAATCCAGATATAAAAGCAGAAAGAGCTTTCATTGCATCTTTTTCAAATGCCGTTTTAAAGTCTTTTGCTGTCATTCCTGCTACTTTAGCAAAATCCTTCAAATCATCTGAACCTGTTTCCACTGCCATTTGTATATTCTTTAGTAATTTGCTCATTGCAGAACCACCTGCTTCAGCTTCTATTCCAACCGATGACATCGCTGTTGCTAATCCCATTATTTGTGCTTCAGATAATCCTGTTAATTCTCCTGTCGCTGCTAATCGAGTAGCCATAGATACAATATCCGCTTCAGTTGTTGCAAAATTATTTCCTAAGGCTACTATAACAGAACCTAGATTAGAATAATTACTTGCACTCATTTTAGTAACATTAGCAAATTTAGCAAGTGCTGATGCAGCTTCATCCGCACTTAAATTAGTAGAATTTCCAAGGTCTATCATTACTCTTGTGAAACTCATAATATCTTCGGTCTTTATTCCAAGTTGCCCTGCTGCCTCAGCTACTGCTGATATCTCTGTTGTCGTTGATGGTATTTCTTTAGACATTTGCTTAATTTGTACTTTTAGTTCTTCTAATTGTTCGTCTGTAGCATCTACTGTCTTTTCTACTCCTGTAAACGCATCTTCAAATTCTATTGCACCTTTAGCAGATGCAGTAAGTGCTGCCAATGTAGCAATAGAAAAAGCAGAGATTTTTTTCCCTGCTTTTTCTATCTTTTCTCCTTCAGTCTTAACCTTTTCTCCATATTCTTTTATAGCTTCAGAACCTGTTCTTAATTTATTAGTCGTTTCTGTTATTTGATTTTTATATCTTTGTAATGATGTTTCAGCTTGTGTAAGAGCAGCTTTTTTCTTTTGGATTGCAACTTCATCCCTATTTTCTGCATTCTCTAATTCATCTAATTGAATTTTTAATGTTGTTACTTTATCTTTTTGTATGTCATAAGCCTCATTTAAATATACTAGTTTATCTTTTAACTTTTGTGTAGTAGTAGTTGATTTATCCCATTGTGCCTGTGTTAATTTAAAAGTCTCATAATTTTCCTTTAAAGTAGCATTTACTAACTTTAAAGACTTTACAAAATCTACACTTCCATCATCTTTAAATACTAAACCTACTCTTTTTAATTCGTCCATATGTTCTTTTCACTTCCTTGCTATAAAAATATCGCAAATAATTTATCTCATATGCTTTTTTCTGCTAATTTGTTTATCTTGGAAATTTCCAATATCTTCTTTGCTTATATTTGTTGTACCCACAAGATTTATATTGTTTACATTTTGCACTATAAAAACAACAATTTTATCATAATCATTTACATCAACCAAAGATATTGCTTCTCTATATCCTAATTCTTTTGGATATATGGATGATATTAAGCAATAAATCATAAAATTAAATGTACGAAATCTACACTCTTTACTTTCTATATCCTTTTTTAGTTGTTCTAATCCTCCTTCATATTCTTCTAAATATTCAAGGATTATAGGATTCCAATCTAGTTTAATTTTTTCTCCATTTTTTAGGACTATTTCCATTTTATAAATTACCTCCGATATTTTTATAAAAAGCCTTAAAAATTGACTCTTGAAAATCAATTTTAAGGCTTTTATTTTTATTATTAATATACTTTTATGTACCATTTTAAACAGATTCAGGTATTATTTTTGTTAAATCTTCTTCAGTAATAATAGGTGAACTAAAGAACATTTCTTCAGTTACTCCTTTTGGAAATTTTGAAGAAGAACTATCAATTGAATTTTTAAATAATTTACCATCTGTATCAAATGCATATGCTCTTATAGTAAGATTGTCATTTTGTTCTTCAAAATTTTCTCCTCTTGTTTTAGTTTCATCACTATTTTCTATTAATTGACATTTTGGATACCAGTCAAATCTAGAATGACCACCTGATAGTAATACTACCTTTCCATAAGCAAAAAATGGTTTTTTAGCTGATGTTTGAGTTTGAATTAGTCCATTACTTTTTACTATATCTCCTCTCATTCTATTTAAATCATCGGCATCTGATGCAATTGATTCAACAGCTATGTCAATATATGCTAATTGATTTTTGGTATCATATACCTTCCCACTAGAATAAATTGGAACTGTTTCACTACTTTCAGTAACAGTAACACTTTTTACAGTTTCTGTTTTAGTTGTCTTTTCCTCATATGCTGCTAAATCAAAATCTTGACCTTCAGTAGGATTATTAAAATTGTAATATTGTGCTCCAATTGACTCTTTGTATGGTGGCTTTTTTGTTATAATTTTATTGCTATCTGGCATTTTTATCTTCCTCCTTTTTAGTAAAATATTTCTTCAAACATTTTACTGTAATATTTATTTTTATTTCTTTCAAAACATGGTCTCAAATGTGTTCTTGCTGCCATTTTATTTGTGCCATTCTCTACCATTGGGCCATAATATTTTCCCCAACCTACTTCAAATTCTTTTCCTTTTTTTCTATAAGAAAAAGTATATATAAGATGGGTATAATTATCTTTGTGTATTTGTGACATCGGTTTTGTTAGTTTTTTCAAATCTTTTACAAATTCTTTTACACCAACTTCTATAATGTCCTCTGACTTTTCAACTTTGGCTATATATCTTCCCAAATCTTCTATTAATTCTTCAAAACCATTATATATATTATTCAATTTTCTCCAACACCTCTAGTGGAAAAAATGAATGAAAATATTTTTCTTTTTGAACATATTCATGCTCAATATATGGATAAATTTTATTACTATTAAGTGCTTTTTTTAGCTCCAATAGTTTTTCATCTCTAGGCTTCTTACTAAAAAATGAGATTTGATATATAACTTTAGTATCATATTCGTTATTACTAGCTACTATAGGGTCCCAACCATATTCCCAAAATACAATTCTAGGATAGATATTTGTGTTTTTATCACTTTGTATTCCTTCATTTACTGGAATTTTTAATTTATTTAATAAATCTACAAGTTCTTTTTTATTCAATTTCTTTTCCCTCCAATTTCGCATTTGGATACTCTTCAAGAGTTAGGTCTGTTTCTTTAAAACCCTCACTATTTGTAAAATGGTATGCATTATAAACTCTATGGTATTCTTTTCCTATCTTTAGTACATTCATTGATGTTATTTCTTTAGTTTGTGGAATTCTTATTTTCATTGTTAAAGTTTTTTCTCTTTGTTCCGCTTCAAATCTCAATTTGTCAGATATAGACAACTCCTTGAACCACATAGACTTATTAGAAATTTCTTTTATATATTCATCGGGATATGTGCTATCTATTTGTTTTATTTCATATAATTTAAATTTTCCATCATTGTATGTTGGAATTGACGTAATATTTCCTTTGTAATTCATCATATTCTCCTATATAAATTTGTTTAAATTCTGCCAATCTCTTATAATCTGCATATAGCACATAATTTTTTAACAATCTTCTTGCTTTTAAGTCTTTATCATAATCAATTTTATTTCCACAATACATATTAATATCATATATTCCATCTTTTATATATCCAATGAATTCCTCATCTTCTCTAAATGGCGATATATGTTGTTCTTCTCTTATTTCGTTTAAGAATACTTCTATTTTTGCATCATCCATTTTTGCACCTCTTTCTAGTTTTTATTCTCTGTGCTTTTGTTTCTTGCTTTTATATTTTTGTCATCTATTTTTGGTTCTATGTTAGTCTCTGGCTCTTCGCTTTCATCTACATCTGGTTTTGATTCTCCTCTGGCTTCTAGATTTTCATTTACATTTACTTTTGATTCTTTTTTAGTTTCTGACTCTTCGCTTTTATCTAAATCTGGTTTTGTATTTTCTTCAGTATTTATTTCTTTTATTAATATTCTTCCTTTTTTATTTTTGTTTGTTGTCAATTCTTCTAAACGCTCTTTTGTTATGTCATTAATATCTCTTTCTTTTCTTGGGAATTCATCGCCTACTGTATATTCAAATTCATTATCTGTTAAATCTTTAAAACTACTAACTACTATATACATTTAATTCTTCTCCTTCCTCGTATATGGTTAATACCAAGAGTCTTAAACTCCTGGTACTACTTCTATTGTTTTTACTGTTGGAACATATTCTTCTAATTTTGTAACATCAAATACATATGCTACATAATCATCATCTGCTTGACCATTTGCATACACATTTCCAATTAATAAGTCAGCATTTTTTAATGCTAATGTTTGGTCATATTTTTTAACTTTAAATCCAGAGAATCCCATTGTATATTTTTTAGGTAATACTAATGCTGCTTTTCCTTGTGGGTTTTTAATACTTGTTACTACTTCTATATTTTTATATGATGAAACTAGTTCTCCTCTATCATTATATATTGCTGGTGCTACGTAATCAGCTTCATCATTTGGATGACAAAGTACGTATATTTTATCAATTTTTCTCTTTCCATTTTTTGCAAGATATTTTTTTGCTCCTGCCATCGCTTTTGGTTTGAATGATGTTAAATCTGTATTTACATCTTTGTCTTTTTGTGTTCCATCTTCGTTTGCTGCTTCAATTTGTTTATAAATACCTATAGGTTCATCTTTTCCATTACCATTACAATATCCATCTTCAATTCCTAGCATAAGTGCTTCTTTAAGAACCGCATTAAAGAATTTATCTACAAATGGTAATGATAAATCAGATAATGCTTTTGGTATTACAAGGTATGCATCTAAATCAGCATCTTCAACATTTAAAGAATTGATAGTAGCTTCTAATTCTCCTTTCAATTCCTCTGTTAGTCCATGCCATGATGAAACCCCTGTATAAGAACCTGTTATCCATTTTGCTACATTAGCTGGTGCAAATGTAATTAAATCCATTATTTTTGATTCTTTTTGTAAATCTTCCAATGTTCTATCTATAATTGTTGTTGGAATAACATCATCTTGCTTAAATGTTATAGCTTGTTTAGCATCTTTTAATTTTTGATAAAATTCTTTTTCTTCTGCATTTAAAATTCTTAAATTTAGTGATTTTGCATATTGTTCATCACTTTTTGCTCTTTCTTCTTCTTTTTTTAATTCGTTAATTACTTCTTCATATTTTACATCTTGTGCCATTTGAATAACTTGTAATATAGCTTCAGATTTGTTCTCTGCATTTTCTAATAACTCCATTGCTTCTTTTTGAAATTTTTCATTTTGATTTTCAATTTTCATTTTATTTTACCTCTTTTCCTTATTTTTTTATATTAAAAAAAGATGCCCAAGCATCCTGTTTAATATCTTTATTATTTTGTATATCAAGTAAGTTTTCATTTACTTGGTTTTTTAATTGTGCTATTTCTTCTTCGCACAATTCATTTTTCTTTTCTAATCCTTTTAATTTTTGAACTAAATTATATACATAATTGCTTTCTAATGATTGTTTAGCACTATTATTTTTTTCTAAACTTGTTGCAAATCCTAACTCAAAAGCTTCTTTTGATGTTATCCATGTCTCATGGTCCATCATTTCTTTAACTTTTTCTTCTGTAAGTCCAGTTTTAGAAACATATATGTTTACACTTGGTTGTGTTTGTTTTTCTAAATCCTCCGCAGCTTTTTTCATTGCATTGCTATCGCCTTCTGCCCAGCTCCACGCATTATGTATCATTAATAGACCACTTTCTGGAACTATTCTTTCTTTTCCTGCCATAAATATTACACTTGCTGCACTACAAGCAAATCCATCTACTACTGTTCTTAGATGTCCTTTAAAATCTGTTAAAAGATTATATATTGCTAATCCTTCAGAAACACTACCTCCATAAGAATTAATTCTTACTGTTAATTCAGGAGTATCTATTTGTGCAAGTGCATCTTTTAATGTAAATGCATCTGTTTTTTCTTTTCCTGTTCCTAGCCAGTTATCAATCCAATCTTTTTTTCTAATATCGCCATATATATATAATTCTGTTTCCTGTTCATTCAGCTTTCTAAAATTTAGATACTTGTTATTCTCCATCTTCTTTTGCACCTCCCTTCACATCAGCATAATTTTTAGTAACATGATGTTCATTAGCCCAATCTTCATCAACTTCTGGTAAATTTAATATTCTGCATAATTGATTGAAACTAAATCCTATTGCTGTTAGTTTATCTAGACTTGTACCTAGTGATGTTATATCTAAATGTTGCATACAAAATCTATTGAATCTTATTTGTTCTCCATTTATAAAATCATTTTCATCTATAAGCCCTCCATTATATGTATCTTCTATTAATCTCATAACAGGATTACAAGCAAAAGTAATAAAATCATTATTACCATTTGATTTTTCTGTTTTAGTACCATAAAATACATCTGTTGGTATATCAAATAACATTGCTATCTTGTCTCCAATTTCTTGCACTTGTTTTTCATGGTCCGACAAATCTTTACTCTTATCTTTGTTTAATAAAATCAAGTCAAATATTTCAGATAGTAGTAATACACTTTCTTCCTCATCAAATAAACCTTCTGTTATTTTTTCTTTATATTTTGCATATGTAATTTGTTCTCCTGTTTCAGCATCAATCATTGTAGGTTGTCCACCTGGATTTTTCAATCTCCACTTATTTACATTAGCTGTCTTGTATGCTTTATCAATAATTTTCAACAGTTTCGATGATGTTATTTTGAATTTTTGCATTGCATTTTTTACTTTATCATTCTTGTATATAAAATATAAACATTCGCTTTTTTCTAATTTGAAATTTCTCGTAAAAGTATAGCTATTTCCCTCTTCATCTTCAACGCATACATTTTTAAATACTTTTCCATCTATTACATCATTACTACAATCATATGTTTTTGCCAAAAACATATAATCGACTTTCAGATTTCTCTTTTTTTCAAATACTATCAACGCCTTTCCGTTTGTTAATAATTCTTTTACTAATTTATTTTTTAAATTAGTTCCATTTTCATTAACATTTGGTTTTATATTTAATCTATAATATACATTATCTTTCTTTTCTTCAGTCTTTTTATTTTTACTATCATATCTGTAAACTTGCAACTCTGTTGCTGCAATTGTTCTTGAAATTAAATCGATTGCATGTGCAGTACAAATTGCTTCTATATAATTTTCATCATTAATCTCGTTTTTTATTACATCTATCATTTCAGTTAGAGTTTTAGTTTTAAATATTCCCATAGCATTTCTCCTATACATAAATTATTTGTTCTTCTAACAGCTCTTGTACACTCATAGCTGCAACAAATGCCATAAAAGTATCATTCTTTCGTAATTTAGGTTCTATTTTTTCATATGATTTATTTCCATCCTTTTTATTTTTTACACATGTGTTATTTATTGCCCATCTCATTATTGCACTATCTCCAATGTTGATTTTTTCTTCAGCAAAAGCTGCTTCTATTCTTGGTGCAACAATTGCTGCAATAGATGCTGGATACCTAATCATTCTTACAAGTCCATATGGACTATCTTTGGTTTCTATAGTTATCCCTTTTTCTATAAATATTTGCTCTAATAATTTGTACCTATATGTATCTAATACAATTTTCTTGACATTATATTTTGACATTTCTGCTATTATCCAAGATATCATTTCTCTTGCATCTATTGTCTCTGTATATACCACTTCATAATCGTTAAACCCTGGTTGTCCTTTATTATCAAATGGAAATTTAATATCCTTAAAAAATTTACTTTTAGCACATATCCATGTTTTAGATCTCCAAATATATTCTCCATTTATCTTAAATAAAAAACCAGCGCAAGCAAAGTCATTTAATGATGCAAAATCTATACCAACAACTGCCGATTTTCCTGTTAGATCTATTGTTTGCCTTTCAATTTTCTTTTTTACATCACTAAATGATGCCTTCAATATTTTTTCCCATGTTGTAATTGTTTCCTCTTCATTTCTTTGAGGAAAGTTCATTCTTTTTGTCATGAACTCAGCTCTTTTAGATGGAAATTTTTTCATTTCTAAATAATCAAGGTTAATTGCATCTTGTAAAACTGGCATAAATTCTAAACTAGGATTTGCTTTATGCCACATTTCTGGATTATCCGCTTCTTCTTCTGAATCTATTTCGCAAATAAAAGGAAAGTATCTTAATTCATTACTTTCCCCATTTAATACACCTTCACATACATCTAATAATTCATCTAATGGTCCACCTCTTACATATCCATTCGTTGTTATTATAAAAATTCTAGGATGTTTTATTTTTCCTAAACCACTCTGGAAAACTTTTATCTGTTCATCAGTTTCATAAGCATGATATTCATTATATACTATTGCTCCATCTTGCTTACCATCTTTTGTTTTTGCATTTGATGTATTAAATCTCATTGTAGATTTTGTTTTCTTGTTTATACATTCTTCTCTATTCCAGTAAAAATATGATTTAAACTTTTTCTTATTGTTTTCTAACATCTGATATGTTACTTTGTATGTATTTTTTGCTTGTTCTTCTGATGTAGCAACAATATCAATATTATAGTTTTTAATTCCATAATATTCTGTTTGTAAAAAATTAACTAATGGAATTATAAAACCATCTTTTCCATTTCCTCTTCCTTCAATTATTATAAATGTACGAAATATTGGTATATCATTTTTATACATAAATACAAATGCATAAATAAATTTTTCGTATGGAAATAATTTGTAATACCATCTTTCGCAATATCTAATACATTTATGATATGTTTCCTCGTCAAAAAAAATATCGTTCCTTTTTAGTAAAGGTTTAACGATATTTTCTATTAGTAATTTTCTTTTATTATTAAATAAGTTAGGTGCTTTTTCATAATAATCCAAATACTCTTGTATTTCTTTAACATAAACCATCTTCATCACCTGGGTTGCCTTCAGGCGGTGCTTTTAATCCAAGAGTTTCTAATATTTTTAACATTTGATTATTTACTTTTATGAATTTTTCAATACTTTCATTCGGCTTTACTTGCATAAATCCATTTCCTGTTTTTACTTTATATCGGAGGCCCTTATCTTTTACATCTTGTTTCAGAGCATCTTTTGTTTTTACCATTTGAATATAATCTTCTATTAAATCATCATATACTTTTCCATATTTATTTAAATCTTCTAACTGTTGTTTTAAATCGGTTCTAATATCGATAATTTTATCACTTTCAATCCCAGTATTTTCAATGTTTTCCATTTGCTCTATTTTTGCACCCCCTTTAAAAAGCATTTTTCAAAATTTTGGAACAGTCGAGGCCCCACCCCCGCTCCCCCTTAGCTCAATTTTTTTACTGGATTCGATGGGGGGCTTTTGTATCCAATTTCTTGTGTTTGTAAGTGTTCCGCTTCTATTATTTTTATTTTTCCGCTTCCTCTAGCATAGTAAACATTAATAAACCATTGGCTACATCTATTTTATATACATAATTTAAGAAGCGTACCGCTTTTTCTTTTATCTTACCAGAGAACATTCCTAATTGTTTCATTATATTGTTTGCCTCTTCTTGTTTTATATTTCCTAGTAGTTCCATTGTCTTTTGTATTATTAATAATGTTTGTGTTGTATGTTTTAGTTGATTGTCCATTGTTTTATCTTTCTCTACTACACAATTACTGAAGATGTTTATTGCAACTACTATTCCTTCATCATCTAGTAAGTAACTTCCATGTATGTTTTCATTGTATTTAATTACTCCAGCTCTTTCTTTATCTTGATTTATTTCTTTATCTATCTTTGCTGGTATCTTATTGAAGTTGTATCCTTGTATTAAATGTTTTAGATTCATTTTTTCTTCTCCTTATTTGTAATCTATGATTCTTCTAACTAATTTACCAGATGCATATATTTTTGTTTCTATTACATTTATATCTTTACCTTTTGCGAAGTCAATTGCATATCTTTTATCTTTTGTATAGTTACAGAACTCTCCTCCACAATTTGTTTTGTTACATTCAATGTTTCTGGCTTTATCACATTTATATAATATATCTTTTAGCATTCCATCTTCTTCAATTATTTTAGCTTCATACTCTTTTATCATCCTACCATTGCTCCTTTGTCATTATCTTTTTATTCTTTTTGAATCTATACTTTCTTCTTTCTTCTATTATTTCATGTGCTTCAAATGATAATGCTACTCCATTATTTATATCTAGTGCTAGGTCTGGTCTTTCTTTTATTGGTATTATATGATGTGCTGTATTTGCTACCACTGGTTTTATTTCAGATGGTTTATGTATTCCATCATCCCATTTACCAGCAAAGAATTGACATTCTCCTTTATCTCTTTCTAGAACTTTCTCTCTCCAGATATCAAAGTCTGTTGAGTGATAAAACTTATCTGTATTTCCTTTTGCTATTTCTTCAGCCCAGTTATAATACTTTCTTCTTTTTCTTCTTTTCTTTTTATTCAAAGTGACCATATCTTGCTGTTCCTTCATAAAATTTTTGTTTTAATTTTAAATCTTTTATTATGTTTTTAGGTTTACATTCTTCATACATTTCGCTTCCTGGTTCAATATATCCATCATCTGTTTTTATATAAATTGCTAATGGTTCTTCTTTGCCTATTGCATAACTTAATTGAACTAGACACCATTTCAAATTATATTCTTTTAACATTTCTTTTGCTATCTCTCTTGCTTTATAAGCTCCGCTTCTATCTACTTTCGTTGGATCTTTTCCAGAAAAAGCACCACCACCGACATTAGCAAATGATTGATAGCTATCTACTACTATTTTTCTTCCTGTTAATCCAGAGTCTGCTTCAAATCCACCTATTTTAAATCTTCCTGTTGGATTTATTAAAAATGTTTTGATTTTTATGTTATATTTTTGTGCTATCTCCAAACAAATGCCTTTTATTATACAATCTGTTGCTTCTCTTTCCTCTTCTGTATTCTGATAACAAATTGTAAATGTTTCTATTACAATTAATTTGTTATCTATATCATACAGTCCTGTTATTTGTGCTTTTCCATCTGGTAGAAATCTTTTATCTGTTTTTCTTAATTCATCATATTTTTTTGACAATTCTTGTAATATTACCATAGCTGTTGGTAGCATTTGTTCAGTATCATTGCAAGCATACCCAAACATCATTCCATTATCCCCAGCACCATTTATTGTACTATTTGTTCCTAGTGCTATATCTGGGCTTTGTTTTCCTATATTATCGATTATTTCATAATCTGTTGAATATCCTACATTACTTAATACTCTTTTTGCTATTTCTTCAACATTTATATTTGCATTACTTGTTATTTCTCCTGTTATAAATATTTTGCCTTTTCCACCTGCAACTTCTATTCCACATCTGCTATTTGGATCTTGCTGCATACAAGCATCTAATATTGCATCACTTATTTGATCACAAACTTTATCTGGATGACCTCTAAATACAATTTCATTACTATATAATTTCATTTTTTATTTTCTCCTATCCGCATTGATTCTTAAACATTAATAGCATTGTTTCCCACATTACTATTTCAGCTCTTAATATTTTTACATCATTACATCTATTTAGTTCCAATTTTTCATTATAATTTTTACAATAATAATCTAGTTTATAGTCGATGTTCTCATTTTTAACTATTATAATTTCAGTTGCTTGTTGTCCTGGTACTGTTAATTCTAATGCAATATCTCGATTACATTCTTTTGCTTTTATACAAATATCTATTAAATCTTGAAATTTATTTAATTCTTTCATTTTTACTTCTCTCCTATCTTAATTTTTTTGCTTTTTGACCTGTTAATTGTTCCCATCTGTCAATAATTACATCTACATATTTAGGATCGTATTCCATCATGTAGCATTTTCTATTTAATTGTTCACATGCAATCAATGTGCTTCCGCTTCCGCCAAATAAATCTAATACATTTTCTTCAGCTCTTGTACTATTACAAATTAGTTTTCCACATAGTTTTATTGGTTTCATCGTAGGATGTAAATCATTCTTTGTAGGTTTGTCTTCATGAATTACTGATACCGCTTCTGTATTTTGATTATTCAATAATTGTTTTAGCATTGTTTTTAATTCATCTTTTTTCATTTTATCTATATTGATACTATCTTCAAATACTGTACTTTGAGTCCTATCATTTATAAAATAATGAGCAGCACCATCTTTCCATCCATAAAGACATGGCTCATGAATCCATTGATAATCTTGTCTGCCTAAATTAAAATTGTTTTTTACCCATATTAAGCATTCTCTAATTGAGAGCTGATTTTTGTTTAATGCTTCTCTAAATGTAATACTTTCATTATCTCCATGCCATACATAAAATGCTCCTCCTGGTCTTAAAACGTCTGCAGCATTTTTCATTGCTTTATTTATAAATTCTCGGAATGCTTTTTCTTCCATGTTATCATTTTGAATTGACATTCCTTCACTATTTGTTATGTTTACATTATATGGTGGATCTGTATGTATTAAATCCGCAGTTGCTCCATTCATTAATTTTTGAACATCTGCTGGATTTGTACTATCTCCACACATTAACCTATGATTTCCTAATTGATATATTTCTCTTAATTTTGCTCTTGGAACTTCTGGAAGTATAACCTCATAATCATCCTCTTCTAGTTTTTCATCTTCAGATATATCCATTGCAAATCCGAAATCTTCCATATCTATATCTACTATGTCTTGTAATTCTAGTTCTAATAGGTCCATATCCCATTCCGCTTTTTCAGCTACTTTATTATCTGCTAGTCTGAATGCCTTTATTTGTTCTTCAGTTAAATCATCAGCAATTATACAAGGAACTTCCTTCATTTTTAATTCAATACTTGCCTTATATCTTGTATGCCCTGCAATTATCTCATTATTATTATCAATTATAATTGGCACTTTAAATCCAAATTGTTTTATCGACTCTGCTACATAAGGAACCGCTTCATCATTTTTTCTTGGATTATTTTTATATGGTTTTAATTCTTCTATTTTTTTGTATACAATTTGCATAGTCTATCCTCATTTCTATTTCATTACACACGAATTACCAATCATATATGGACAATATATTTTTTGCTTTTCTATATTTGTTATTTGATATAAATTGCAATTTTTACATTTTAATGGTAATTGTTTTATTATATTTTTTATTTTTTCATCTTTTATTTTCTTTTCGTGTTCTTCTAATATTTTTATTGCTTTTTTGCAATCATCTAATTTGCATTCTTTACACTTTTTGTTTTGCTCCGAACACACCTGATCCGTTTTTAAACATTTCATCATAAGTGCACCTCGTTTTTCCATCTCTTGTAATATGTATTTCACAATCTTTGTTTATTTTACATTTCGAACATTTTTCTTCTTTATGTTTTTTAAATAATTCAGCTTTAGTCATATTAACACCTCTTTTATTATAATAAGAGTATTCTAGGCTACTCTTATTTTATCTTTTAGGAGCATTTTTGGAATTTTTTCAAATTGATATCCTAGAATATCAAGAAGAGCAAGTA